GGTCGATACTTGAAGGCTAGGGAAGTGTGGGAAAAGATTCTACAGATGCGGTTTGAAACTGGTGAACCTTATATTATGTGGAAAGATACAGTAAATCGTAAGATTCCTAAATGGATCAAGAATCCACACTATTCAGTTGGTCAAAGTAATTTGTGTGTTGCCCCAGAAACATTAGTGTTGACTGACCAAGGGCATATCACTATTAGTGAACTTGAGGGTCAACAAGTTAACGTCTGGAATGGTAAGGAGTATAGTCAAGTTGATGTGGTAAAGACTGCTGAAAACGTTGAGCTAGTGACAGTTCGTACTAGTCAGGGCTTTGAACTTGATTGTACAGAGTATCATAAATTCTATGTAATGCAGGGGTTTAGTCGTTCAGGTAAGGTCATTGAGAAGCGTGCCAACGAACTAGTTCCGGGCGACAAGCTTATTAAACTAGATACTCCGGTAGTTCATGGTGAAGATACTTTGAGTAAGCCTTATGCTAATGGTTTCTACTCTGGGGATGGTTGCTGTGTTAACGGACATGCACGCATTTACCTTTACGGTGAAAAGATTAAGCTCTTTAATCTATTTGATGATAAATACACAGTATCAACCCAGCCAGACCAAGATCGTGTATATTTCTATGTAAAAGGTTTACAACAAAAGTTCTTTGTTCCAGATGCAAGCTACGATGTAAAGTCCCGAGTTGATTGGTTCACAGGTCTTTTGGACAGTGATGGTTGTGTTCTTACTGCTAAGCCTTGGGGTTCACAAACTCTTCAGATCGCCTCTACACAAGAAGGTTTTCTTGAAAGTGTACAACTGATGCTACAAACACTCGGGGTGCAGTCAAAGGTTGTAAAAGCTCGCGATGCTGGCGTATATAAGCTTCCGGCAAATGATGGTACTGGCGAACTGAAAGACTTTGACTGTGCTAAGACAGTACGAATCTTGGTTAACGGTATGGCTATCTTGAAGTTGTTGGAGTTGGGTATGAAAACCCATCGACTTCTAATTACAGGGCATGTGCCAAATCGGGATGCTAGTGGATTTGTGACTGTAGAGTCAGTGGTCTACACGGGGCGGAAAGATGACACCTACTGCTTCAATGAACCTTTACGACATATGGGAGTTTTTAATGGATTACTAACTGGACAGTGTTCAGAGATTACATTATGGACATCAGAGAAACGTACTGCTGTTTGTTGTTTGTCTAGTCTAAACCTTGATAAATATGAAGAGTGGAAAGATACAAATATTGTTCAAGATCTTATTCGTTACCTAGATAATGTTCTTGAATACTTTATCCGAGTTGCACCAGCAGAACTAAAGAAGGCTGTTTACTCGGCTTATAAAGAAAGGGCTTTGGGGCTCGGCACTCTCGGCTGGGCCTCCTACCTTCAAAGCAAGATGATTGCCTTTGAGAGTGGGGGTTTCAACAGTGCTATCCAACATACCCACAAGATTTACGGTATGATCAAAGAGCGAGCTATTGAGTCTAGCAAACAATTGGCGACAGAGCGAGGAGAAGCACCTGACTGTGTGGGTAGCGGAATGCGTAATAGTCACTTGCTGGCAATTGCACCAAATGCTTCTTCTTCTTCCATAGTTGGGGCCAGCCCGAGTATTGAACCTTGGAAAGATAACTGTTTTGTGGCTGATGGTCGTGCTGGGGCTTTCTTAATTAAGAATAAATACCTTGAAAAAGTATTTGAATCTTACGGTAAGAATGACCAAGAGACTTGGAAATCAGTGCAGGATAATAGCGGGAGTGTTCAGCAGTTAGACTTCTTGACAGACCATGAACGATTGGTCTTCAAGACGGCAAGCGAAACAAGTCCAATGTACATTATTGAACAAGCAGCAGCACGTACACCATATATCTGTCAATCGTCTAGCGTAAATATCTTTGTGACTAAGGATATCACTAAGGAAGAGATGTCAGATGTTCATATGAAAGCTTGGGAATCTGGCGTACCTACGCTATACTATTGCCGTGCTGAGGGTGCTGATAAAGCAAGTATTGGGACTGGGACAGAGAAGCCTTTAAATGCTGTACCTGTCCGCATGAAAATTGAGTATGATGAGTGCCTGTCGTGCTCAGCTTGAAACTATAAAGAGGATTATTAGTGTCTGTTTTTAAGGAAAGTAAGTCGTATCGTCCGTTCATGTACTCTTGGGCTGCGGAGGCAGCTCAGAAACATTCAATTGATATGTTTTGGGATGTTCATCAAGTTAACTTGCAAGATGATATTCAGCAGTATTTCTCCAAAGAAGGTTTGAAGACGGCAACAGTTAGCCACGAGCAAAACAAGAATATTCTTGATCGTACTCTTTGCCTATTTACTGAGATGGATAAAACTGTTGGTGCTGGTTATACAGAAGTCCTCCCATTCATTAAGAACAATGAAATCCGTAATATGTTGATGACTTTTGCAGCAAGGGAAGTTGTTCACCAAAGGGCTTATGCTTTGTGTGCGGAAACTTTTGGTTTTAGTAACTCTGATTGGGCTGCATTCTCAGAGTATGTTGAGATGATGGACAAGCTTGATGTTATGACAGAGGATCTAACCCCAGAGGGTGCCAGTGATAACCTTAAGGCTGCTATTAAGCTCACCCAGATATTCTTGGGAGAGGGTATTGGATTGTTTGGTGCCTTCGCTACACTTTTGAATATGAAGCGTTCTGGTATCCTTAACGGCTTTAATGATGTCAATGAGTGGTCGCTAAAAGATGAACAGGAGCATGTATCTAAGAATATTGAAGTTGTCAAGGTAATGGAGGATGACCTAACAGAAGTTGAGAAGCTCGTACTTAGGAATGTCACCTTCACCCTAGTTGAGAACTTTGAGAAAACTGAAGATAAGTATATTGATCTAGTTTACAATATGGGTGGAGCCGAAGGACTATCTGCTGTGGATATGAAAGGCTATATTAAGTACCTTGGCAAATTGCGGCTATTCCAACGAGGTTATATCTCTCTGAAAGATGTACCAAAGAATCCGTTGGAATGGATGGAGTGGCTACTTGGCGCCAATAAGCATAAGAACTTCTTTGAATCTAAGGTTGTTGACTATGTACATAAAGAGCTGTCAGGAGAAGTGAATTATAACCGATACCTACATATCTTGGAAACTGCCTAACAAAAACACTTGACCACAAACATAAATGATTCATACTTTGGCTCTGCTTGAGAAATCAGGCGGAGCTTTTCTTTATTAGGAATTTACAATGTACTACGTCTTCGATGCACTAGAGATAATAATGGGGCCATATGATTCCTATGAAGAAGCTAAAAGAGATATGGAATTCTTCTGTGATGAATGCTACCTTGAAGACCAATTCCCCCACCCTTATGTAGATTTTATAGTTGACGAGGATGAAGAATTAGCCTATCCTAAACGTCAGAAGATTATTAAAAGGAAAGAAAGATATGACAGTAATTAAGAAGAAAGGTAAGTGGGAGTTTGGTTACAAAGACACCTACTCACTTAACACCACACTCAACCCAATCATCCTAGCTGGCTTACAGAAGTTCCATGACATTCTGGAACAACGTAATAAGACTGGTAAGACTATTGGTGTACCTAATGAGTACATGAAGAAGGAAGAAGAGTGGATAACTGACTCAGATGTGCAAGATTGGCTAGACGACTTAAAGAAAATGATGTATGCTTTTGATGGTAGTAAGGGGCCCGACATCTCTAAGTATAACTTCCATATGAATATGATTCCTGTAGAGGGTGGTGTTGCTAAGGAAGGTATGTCTGTTCCTTACACGATTGAGCCTACGGACGAAGAAGCCTCAGATAGATATCATGCAGATTGTAAAGCTCATGAAGATAAAGTAAAAGAAGGCTTGAAACTCTTCTCAGATAAATACTCAGACTTGTGGTGGTAATGTGAAAAAGTACCTACTCTGTGACATCTCCTGCATACTCTTAGCTCTAGCCATCACACTCTTCGGAGGTTATTGGTATCTAAATGATAAGCTCATTAAACAAACCGAACACACAAGGGTGATTGAAGTTATTAAGCAAGCTCCACAGGATGTTCCAAAAGTGTTGAAAGAAAGCTCTGTGAATAAAGTTAAAAAGGAGTACAGTTACACGGCTATGAGTAGTCCTCAGAGTTTTGAGGCGCTGGTAAAAGTTACTGAATAGTGCTTTACTTACGCAACAGATGAGCTACACTGTCCACCGCAACAAGATGTAAATAAACTAAAATCTAAGGGGAAACAAATGCAACCTAAAAATATCGTAATGGCTGTCGTTGGTAGTTTTATTGCTATCCTGTTGTTGAGTGTAGCACTAGGGAGTTTCTACACAATTGGTGAAGGAGAGCGAGGTGTTCAGCTTCGTAATGGTAAGGTCGTTGGCCTTGCTGAACCGGGCCTTGGATTTAAGATCCCTTTCATTGAGTCTGTGTCTAAAATCAGCGTTCAAACATTCACTGTTAAATATGATAAGCTGCAAGCATACAGCCGTGATCAACAACCAGCGGGTATCCGAGCAAGCGTTACGTTCCATGTACCAGCCTCTGAGGTGCTGAATGTGTATACTATGTTTGGTGATATTGATCGTATGGTTGAACGCTTGATTAATCGTCAAGTACCCAACCAAGTAGAAAACATCTTCGGCAAGTACACTGCAATCAGTGCTGTGCAAGAACGTGCTAAGTTTGTTACAGATGTCTCTAACGGTATTAAGAACGGTATCACTGGTCCTGTTGTAATTGATAGTGTCCAGCTTGAGAATATTGACTTCTCTGATGCTTATGAGAAGTCTGTAGAAGCTCGTATGAAAGCTGAGGTAGAAGTTCAGACACAGAAGCAGAATCTTGATAAAGAGAAAGTAAGTGCTGAGATTGCAGTCACTCAAGCGCAGGCTCGTGCAGATAGCCAACTGGCACAAGCTAAGGCGGATGCTCTTGGTATCACTTTGAAAGGTGAGGCAGAGGCTGGTGCAATCAAGAAACGTGCGGATGCTCTGTCTCAGAACCAGAATCTTGTAGAACTTACTAAGGCTGAAAAGTGGGATGGTAAGCTCCCTACAACAGTTATCCCCGGAAATGCAACTCCCTTTCTTTCAGTAGGTAAATGATTATGTGGTCTAAGATTAAAAGTTGGTTCAAGAAAGATAAACAAATGGTTGGTAAGAGTAGTCAGGACCTAGCCCTACTTCCAGCACCATTCAAGACTCAGCTTTAACTTACTTAGTTTTGGATTCCTTGATTACTCCATCATATAGCTCCACTGTTAACCAAGATGTTAAGGCTGAACCAGTGCAGACAATCACACCAGAACCTGCTCAGAGCTATACAAGTGATTCTTACACAAGCTCTAGTCGGTATGATTCTAGTGATTATTCTAGCTCGTCCTACAGTTCTAGTAGTGACTCGGGGAGTTCGTATAGCTCAGATTAAATCCTAGACAAAAGAAAGCTCCCTTACCGTTAAGTTGGTAAGGGAGCTTTTAAGTATCTGAGATATAGTGAATGGCGTCACTATTTGCATTTCTTATTATTTTAGTTATTAACATTCCCCACTGTGTTAATATTAGTGTTCACAATACGATTATTATTCTTATTGGTTGCTTGCACTAACTTGATCTGTTGTTCTAGCAAGTAAACTCTCTGGTCAGTCCCCACTTGATATGAGTCCTGATTCTCAGCGAGTTTATTAATCCTTGCATCAAAGTATTCAACATTGTTATTCAGCACTTTATAAATATCTTGTTTGACAGAATCAAGCTTAATACTAAAGTTGCCCACTTCCTGTGTACTTTTGTTATTAGAGAAAATGATAGAGATCATGATTATCAATAATACTAGCGTGGTTAGATGTACAATCCTCTCAATCATTACCCAGATCATTATATGTCCTTATCGCCTGTTATTCTTTACCTGAGAGAAGTAAAGGTCTAACCTTGCCAAAATGTCAGCTTTGTCAGCAGTGCTTCTAGAGATAAGGTTAGAGATACTTGCATCAATCTTATTGTTGAGCCTAGATTCAGTATCCTTGAGGTCTTCTCTCGAAACCTTCGATGACTGCATTGTAACCACTTTCTCTTCCAGTCCTTTGTAGTCTTCACGCTGACCTTGGTAAAAGATGAATAAGGCACTGACAATAAATGCCAGCAACCCTAAAGCAGCTCTTTCCCACATCCTTGGGAAACTATTTATTTCAGAATCATTTGCCATGATATAGAGCTTCCTGTGCCGCTTTGTTTTCACGAAACTTGTTCATCTGTAAGTGAAACAGCCCAATGCAAGATGTATTCTTATTGTAAGCTTGAGCTAATTCAATTAAACTCTCACCAGCAGGTTGAGCTTTGCAAGGATCAACTAAGAGTGCATCACTTGGGAATACATTTACTATCTGAGGGCTCTGCATTACAGAAGGATTGCTGTAACAAGCTGACAAGCTGAGGACTAAGCAACTCAGGGCCAGTAAGGATATTACTTTTAGAGGTTGCATTGGATACTACCGCCTTGTTAGTTTGTTTAGTTGAGACTGTTACAACAGAAGCTACTTCAACTGATGTGTCTTGTTTAAGACCAGAATTGAGTGAAGCAATCTGCTCTGTAACAGCATCCATCTTCAGTCTTAGGTTAGTCTTCTGGTTCTCTACATCCAACACACTCTGAACATCTTGTTTGCAAGATTTATCCTGTAGAGTGAGGGAGTTTTGTAGGGATAAAACGACGTTCTCTTGTTCCTTGAGGGAATGTTCAGCTACAGCTAGAAGACCGTTTTCATGTACTAAAAAGCCCGATAAAGAGGCTGTTGTAATCGCTAAGAATATGGTCGAATAGAGGAATAAGTTATTAAACATCTTCCTTATCCTTCTCTTCATCTAACGATTGCTTCACATACCTACCAACTAACCCAGCTAAGCTGAGACAGCCTACAATACCAAATAACAACCCCGGAGCAATGTAATCACTCAGGATTGGTAAGGCACTTAGTCCCACTGCTGAGATAGCCACTAGAAGGTTGAGGACGTGAGAGATAACGCTGTAACTCTTCCAAAGGTTCTTACTATTTTCCACTAACTTCATTAGCAACCTCCAAAGGAACTTCACCCATACACATTTTATATTCTAGTGTACGTCTAGTGACAAGTCCCGGTAACTTTTTCCCAGCAGCGAACACCCATTTGACCAGCTCAGAACAAGCCCCAGCATGATTACCATTGTTTAGTTTAGTGAGCATTGTAGAATGTTCAAACTTTCCAATACCTACGTTGTAGACAAATGATAACATTGCAGCATGTTCGTAGTCAGACTTAAACGGCACAGTTACAACAGAGAGTAATTGCTTATCATGCTTTACAAGATCATCCGCAAAGATAGTGTCACATTGATCTGTTGTGAATGTTTGTCCCATCTTCAAGGTGTTGTCTACGTGGCCCCTACATACCGTGATGATACCAATAGGATCTTTGTATGTTTTATTTACAAGACCCTCACTGGGGGAGATAAGGAAGGAACCGCTAATAGCAAGAGCTGAGCCAAGCCCAACTCCAAG